TTCGCACGGTTCAGATATTTAAAATACCTATTTTACAAATAAATTTAGTTTCTTTGTAAGAGATGGGCATAATAAAAAAGGTAAAACAACTGTGGACTAAGGCCATGCAAACGGTTTCCTTAACAACACAAGGCGGCCAGATACATGAATTGTTAGGCCGCGATTTTAGATTTGGCACACAATCAAAAGATTTCCTATTAGAGGCATACGGGCTGAACCCTTATGTGTTCATGGTCATAGACCGTATATGCCAAAGGCTTGTACAGGTTGATAAACGCCTACTTGATAAGAATCAAAAGGAAATAGAGAACCCAGAATTTAGAGGCCTACTAGAAAAGCCAAACAGCAAGGAAGACGGTAACGCCTTTCTGTACAGGGCCGCCGCTACTTATGAAGCCACAGGCGAATGCTTTATTGTACGCCTTCAGCAATTAGGCGAAGCGGATCAATACTTTGTACCCATCAATTATAATGTCACAATCAACCAGGACACTAAAGGAAATGTCTTAGGCTATAGAATCACCTCTTTCGGGAAATCTGAACCCTACCTAAAAAACGAAGTCCTCCACATACTTAAACCAGACATAACCTTTGATACCAATCACGGCTTCTCAACACTAAGGGCCACCCGTAAAGTATGGGAATCGAACAACGAGGTGTGGAGTTCTGAGGCTTCTTTGCATAAGAACAAAGGGATCACAGGCGTTCTATACTCTGACGGCAGTCGCCCAATGACGTCCACAGAGCAGGAAGACCTTCAGAATAAATATGATGCAGATCATACAGGGACCAATAATTTTGGTAAGGTCAAAGTATCAACTGCAAAACTAGGATACACCCAAATGGGCATGAGCCCCAACGATTTAAAATCTATTGAAACTAGAATAGAGCATTTGCGAACAATCTGTGCAGCGTTTAATGTAGACTCTAAATTATTTGGTGACCCTGCTTCTTCTACCTACAACAACATGGCTGAAGCTCAAAGGGCTTTTATGATGAACGCGGTCATACCTCTCTCAAAAATATTGCTTCCTAAGATTATAGGATTTATGGCAATGTCGGTGTTCCAATCATACACCATGGCCCTAGACGAAGACTCTATTTTAGAGCTACAATTAACCAAGGACCAAAAAAGTACTCGTATTGGTCGGGAGGTTATACAAGGAATATTAACATCGGAACAGGCAAGAGAGATACTATATCCTGAATTGGTAGACATCGAAGAACCCGGCACACCTGCCACGGGTGAAGGTGATAGCATTGAACAAAACTCAGCGGCCGAAGCGGCAAACGTGGAGGCTCAGGCAGGCCTTCGTGGATCAGTCGGAGGGGTACAAGGAATACTTGCAATCCAACAGGGTGTACAGGCTGGCACAACATCAAGAGACAGTGCCATAACTATTTTAATGAGCATATACGGCTTTGATGAAGCCACAGCGAACGACATATTAGGACAACAAAGCAATGAAGGATAATAAGAAAAAACTAGGCAACCCCTACAAAGCCCGAACGGTGACTAAAGCCGTAAAGGATGTGGATTTAGAAAATAGGACTGTAACAGGCATTTTCAATTCCAGCTTCTACATTGACTCAGATTTGGACATGCTTCTACCGGGGGCCGCTTCAAAGTCTATCCAAGAAAGAGGCGTTGACTCCACGAAAGGAAACAAGATTAAGCACCTAAAGGATCACGATTGGTCTAAAAATATTGCACGTCTTGACGTTCTGGATGAAAGGAAAGTTGAAATCAATGGTAAAGAAATCAACGGCATTTATCATGAATCCTTTTACCCTGAGTCACAGGACTCAACCGATCTATTAATTAAGATCCAAGAAGGGTTGTACGATGCCAGGTCCATAGGCTTCCAATATGAGAAGCTCGTATTTTGTGCCAAAGAGTCTGAGAACGAAGACAACGAAAAGAACTGGGCAACATATTTGCCTTTGGCTATGAATCCCGAAGTAGCTGAAGAGCATGGGCATTTCTGGGCGGTAAAAGAGATTAAGCTTTGGGAGGGTTCAGACGTAAGCTTTGGAGCAAACGAATTGACGCCTTTGGTAGCTTTGAAAGCAGGGAATAAGGACATTGTTAAGAACCAATTGTTTGCCAAACTTGATGTTTGCTACGATTTATTTAAAAGTGGTAAGCTATCAGACGAAGGATTCCACCAGCTGGAAATGGAAATGAAGCAAATAAAAAGCTATATTGCAAGTATTACAGAGCAACAGCCGTCTAAGAAAGACACTAGGAATACTCCTAGCCGTTCATCTAAAAACACTGAGGCAGAAGATTTTATAAGAACCTTAATTAATTTAGAATGAAATTCAAAGAATTTTTAATATCGAAAGGCATTGAATCCTTAGAGGGCAAGAGTGCTGAAGAAACGGCCGAACTTTACAACGAGTTCAACACGAAGAAACGTGAAGAGTTAGAAGAGGCCATTGAGGCAAAGGCTTCCAAGGAAGACATCGAAAACATGAAAAGCGAAATTGTAACGGCTCAAACCGAACAATTGAAGCAGCTTAACGAGGTTCTTAAAGAACACGGTGTAGCTATCAAATCGTTCATGAAGCCGTCGAACGGTGACGCGCCTAAAAGTTTTGGTGAGCAAATCAAAGCAGCTTTAACGCTTAACATCGACAAGCTTAAAACCTTGAAAGATGGTGGAGTATCTGAAGTTAAAGCCAATGCGGTTGATTTTGAAATCAAAGTAGCAGGTGCAATGACTGGTGCGGGTAACGTATCGGGTGGAAACATTCCAGTAGAGGACAGAATCCAAGGATTCAACATTGTACCCTCTCGTAAAGTCCGCATGACTGATGTCATGGGCCAAAGGTCTACAGTTTCAAACGTGATTAGCTGGGTGTATCAATCTAACAAAGACGGTGCAGCGGGCCAAACTGCTGAGGGTGCGGCTAAAAACCAAACTGATTTTGATTTGGTCGTTGCTAACGAGACCGTTAAAAAAACTACAGCATTCATCAAAGTATCAACGGAAATGCTGGACGACATTGATTGGATTCAGTCAGAAATCGAGCAGGAGCTTATGAGAGAGCTTTTGAAGAAAGTTGAGGAACAAGCGTACGAAGGTGACGGCATAGGCCAAAACCACAACGGTATCAAAACGGTCGCAACTCCTTTTGCCGCTGGCAGCTTTGCACTAGCGATTGACAACGCCAACATAGTTGACGTCTTGACGGTGGCTATGACACAAGTGGAGATTGCACAAGAGAACGAGGGTATGGTAAATTACATCTTCATGCACCCAACAGACGTGACTAAACTATTAGTTACTAAGTTGTCCAGTACTGACAAAAGGTACGTAGACAGATTGATTCAAGTAGGGTCTACTCTTGTTTTGGATGGTGTGCCGATTATCAAAAACACTCTGATTGCCGAAGATGATTACCTAGTAGGGTCTTTCGATTTGGCTCTATTGGTTACTCGTTCGGGGATGCGTTTCGACATTGGTTTGGATGCAGACGATTTCACCAAGAACCTAAGAACTATCTTAGCAGAATGGAGAGGCTTAACGCTTGTTAGAAATAATGATCGTACAGCATTTGTCAAAGGTGATTTCACCACGGACAAGGCAGCTCTGGAAACAGCTTAAAATTTTTGATCTAAGACCGCTCCGTATACAATCGGGCGGTCTTATTTTTAACATTAAAAAAGAAACAATGAAAATTGTTAACATACAAGCTCTCAAAGTACGAGAGGGAAAGCCACAACATTTGGCAGCGGGCAGGGTTTACTCTGTTACCAGTGACAAGGCCGCTATCTTGATAAGAGGAAAACAAGCGGTAGAGGCCGAGACTGACATGGAGGCGGGCAAAGTTTACGACCTTCCAGAAAGTGAGGCGGCAAAAGATTTCAAAAAAAAATCTAAAAAATAGGGTTTTAAAATGGCTTTACCAGTAATAACAGCGGACAGTTTCACGGGCTGGATTAAAATTGTAGCCAATCAATTCAAGGCGGTAGACCTTGAGGAATACGTTACCCTTTTTCTTGCGTCGTATTTACGCCGAATAGTTGGTGATGCGGCGGCCATAGACATAGAATTGCAGACCCGCAAAAAATGGACAGACTTATTAGAGGGTGTCACCTATGTAAATACAGAAGGTAAACGCAAATTCTTCGGAGGCTTAACAGCACCTTTGACCTATTTTATTTATTTCGAGTTTATAAGGGATAACTTCACGAGTACCCAGGTAGGTAAAGTGATTGGTAAATCTGAGAATAGCGAAAGAGCCACAGACTTAGAAGTTTTGAACGTGGCACGGTCAAGATTCAACCAAGGGGTTTCTTTGGTTAACAATACCCTCCCTGATTTTCTTGAAGCTAACAAAGAATTTGAAGAGGTTATCACCCTATCGGTAGATAATGCAGACAACACTTATACGCTATCAATCCCCAATACCAAGTATTTAGAAACAGATGAAACGGTAGACATAGAGGGTACAGAGTACACCATTATATCAACTACTGAAAATGTTTCTATTGTGATAAATGCGGGACAGATAGGGCTTGATTTTACAGGTAACCGCGTTTTTTGGAGACCTTACGACGATGTAGATTTTTGCAAAATGGGTCTCTGTGGGATATGAAATTAACCGTTGACATATTAGAAGACTTCATTAACACCCTAGACCTTTCGGGTAGTGTGATTTCTTTTAGCGATGATACCACCAACACCACCATAGTCGTAGAAAAAACCTACCACGCTAGAAAAAAAATGCTTATTGATATAGATGGGACTGATTATGAGGTCGTGTCTGTTGTCAACAACCAATCAATTGAAGTGGTGGGCGTGATCGCTGCCCCGGCACTATACACCGCGCCAAACCCTTTCTATTTCCACGGCACACCAATACTGACCAACGCCCATATTAACGGGGCCAAAGAGAATCAAAAAGTTCCAATGATTTACCTTTATGAGATACT